TATGAACTTCTACGCAGTTATCTGTGAACCATTGGTTCCAAAACGGAGTTGTACGAGGGTGGTCTTCGGGATTGCATATATAGATGAGAGGTTTTCCGAACTTTATCTGTTTTTTGCGGTGATATTTATCAGTGGCTGTAAATTCTATCTGCGCCCCCCACCATTGTTTCTTATTTGGCATGAATGTAAAGGGGAGATCGTCCATAACTATGTACTTTGCTTCGGGGTCGTATGTCGAGAGGTCAGACAGACCCCCCCAGTAAATGTGAGGTCCGTGTGACCTTGCCCACGTGGTTTTCCCGCTCCTGGTTGGCCCGGAAAGCAACAGCGTTTTAGGACGACGCTTTGATCTTCGTTAAGGTTGAGGACATGGTTTTCGTTTTGAATCCAAGGCAGGAGGCCTACCGGATTCGTGAACTCGTTTGTCATGTACGTGATGAGATCCATCGGGACGTTGAAGGTGATGGACGTGTCGTGCTCGTATACAGAGAGTTGGCGCTGCTTCTTTCTGGCGTACTCGATTATTTTTTCGTGTTGTAGGACGAAGTCCCGCGGACTTGCTTCTAGGGCCGCCTCTATGCATTCTTCCTCCGTCGTTGCGTGCGCGACCTTCAACCACTTGTCGGATTTGCGTGAAAGCGAAATTGTGCCAATCGTCCAGACCGCATCGTCGGGGGCGTTAGCCGGTATGGCCTTATTGATATACTCCTCGACAGATCCCACGTCACGGGCCGCTTGGATGTTCGGATGGTTAGATCGGAAGTCGAAAGTTCGCTCGTTCCTGACATTGATCTTGTCTGGCCACTGGATAAGCGCGTGTAGATGGTATGTTCCATCTCGGTGGGTCTCCCTAACGACTTTAATATAGCTTGCGACTCGAATTCCTTCGAGGAATTCTCCCAATGCTCTAGGTGTTTCTGAGCATCGGGGGTATGTGAGGAAAGCGTTTTTGGCATTAAAGCGGAATGGCATGGTAATGATGAGTGGGATAGTGAGCGGCGCCGTGGATAATATTACCACGGCTGCCGGCGCCTGGCGCCACGGGTATATATACCCGTCACCCGCAAATTGGTGACGTCACGTTTTTGACGTGTCACCAATTTGCAACCCCCTAATTTCCCGAAATGGTGATTACACGGAGTGGAAGACGTACGTCATTTGCCCGAAATGGAAGCTCCGCCCTCTCCCGTGTTGGAAGCGGATTCACTGGAATGTTCGCTCGGCGCGCTATTGGATACGGTGTTCGCACTGCTGGGCGCTATGCGCGTTCGTTTGGAGGTTCTCGGACACGAACTTCGGAGGGCACGAGCTCTGGTGTTGGAGTTACGACAGACCGGGATTTTCGACGCGTGTATCGCAAACGGCGGATGCCAGCATGGAAGCGTCGCAGTTGGAAGCGATTTACTAGAAAGGTTGATGCTGTAGCGGAGCGTAAGAAGGGCACTGCAAGCATTGTGTTCAATACTGTCAAGCGCGAGACTGTTCCGGATAATCTTCAGAGGATGTACGGCATCACTCTGTTCGGATACCGCGGAACCGTCGTTGTTGGACCGGATGCCTATGATCGAGATTTATACGAGATATCGTTGTCGACCAAGCCTGGAGATGGTGCTTCCGTCGCTTCCTTTAATCGCAAGATTCATTTTCGTTCTGCTGTGCTGGATATTACTTTTCGCAACGTGCATGCTACGAATGCTGTGGAGCTGGATCTATACGAATGGATGTGTCGCAAAGACGTTCCCTTCAATCGTTTAATCGACTTAATTGTTAATGCGCAAACGGATCCGCTGGCTTTGAGCATGACTGGAGTGAACGGACTTACACAGGACGATGTTGGCGTTACTCCTTTTCAAATACCCGCTGCGCTTAAATATATTTCTATTTTAAAAAAGACAAAAGTCTTCATTCCGTCGAACGGAACTGCAACCTATCAGATTCGCAAAGCGAAGAATAGGTGGTGGAGTACTACGGAGATAGACGATAAACCGAGTCATTTTGCTAAGCGAGGATGGACTGTTGGGATCTGGATGGTACAGAAAGGTGTACCTGGATTGACTGGTGGGGTTTCTATAAGAGCCTTAGCCTCCGATGTTGTTGCCTCCATTACTCGGACATATTGTTTAAAGACGATCGATAACCAGGAAGTAGATACTAGCGGATATGTACCCAGTTAGGACTGGTTAGGGTTAGGGGAAAGGATTATAATGAATCAATTTTATTCGGAAAACAAAGAACTCCATATGTTTATCTCTATACAGTTTTCCTCGAACCATGTGTTCCATAACGGTGTTGAACGGGGATGATCTTCAGGATTACAGATGTAAATGAGTGGTTTGCCCCACCGAATTTGCTTTTTTCTATGGTATTTATCGGTGGCGGTAAACTCTAGTTGTGCCCCCCACCACTGCTTCTTATTGGGGACGAACTGGAACGGGATGTCGTCCATGATAAGGTACTTCGCTTCGGGGTTGAATGTCGCAAGGTCCGACATTCCCCCCCAGTAAACGTGTGTTCCAAGTGACCTGGCCCAAGTAGTCTTCCCGGTCCTTGTGGCACCGCACAGCAGCAACGTTTTAGGACGATGCTGTTTTTTGAGTCAACTTGCAGGAAATGCGGTTTGCGAAGGATCCACGGACATAGTCCTACCGGTTGCGTGAATTCGTTCGTCATGTATGCGATTATATCCGGCGGAATATGGAAGCTGATGCTTTCGTCGTGCTTGTACTCTTCTATGGTGCGAGCTTTTTTTCGTGCGTATTCCACGATCTTATCGTTTTGAAGGACAAAGTCCCTTGGCGACGCTTCGAGAGCCATGTCGAGGACCTCCTGTTCCGTGCATGCGTTGGCGACAGCTAACCACTTGTCTGTCTTGCGGTTTGCAGAGAATTCCCCTGATTCGTATACGTCGTCCTCTGTCGGTTGGTCGGGAATTGCTTTACTGATATACTCGTGAACATCGGGTAGCGAGCGAACTCCCTGTATGTTAGGGTGATGTCCGAGCAGGTCGAAGAATCGCGGCTCCCGGATGTTGAGCTTGTCAACCCATTGTAATAGGACATGGAGGTGATAGTTTCCATCCCTATGTTTCTCTCTGACGACTTTAATATAGCGTGTCGGCTTGAGACCATACAGGTATTCTCCAGCGACCTTTGCGGATGTGTCGCACTGCGGATAAGTGAGGAACACATTCTTGGCGTTAAGGCGGAAAGGCATTGTGTGTCGCTGGTGGGATTTATTGGCGCCGTGGTTAATATTACCACGGCTGCCGGCGCCTGGCGCCACGGGTATATATACCCGTCACCCGCAAATTCGTGATGTCACTGTTTTGTCACGATACGCGCCACTCACCCGAAATGGTTATTACGCGCAGCGGAAGACGGACGTCATTTTCCCGAAATGGACTCTCCCGTGTTGGAAGCGGATTTACCGGAATGTTCGCGCGCCGCGCTATTGGATACGGTGTACGGACTCTTGGGCGCTATGCTCGTTCGGGCGCAGGTTCTCGAACACGAACTTCGCAGAACACGAGTTCTGGTGTCGGAGTTACGACAGACCGTGATTTTAGACGGGTGTACCGCAAGAGGCGGATGCCAGCTTGGAAACGTCGCAATTGGAAGCGATTTACTCGAAAAGTTGATGCTGTAGCGGAACGCAAGAAGGGCACTGCCAGTATTGTTTTTAACACAGTGAAGCGAGAGACGGTCCCGGACGGTCTGCAGCGGATGTATGGCATTACGCTTTTCGGATATCGTGGCACTGTCGTCGTTGGACCTGATGCGTATGATCGGGATTTATACGAGATATCGTTGTCTACGAAACCCGGAGACGGAGCTTCTGTCGCCTCGTTTAATCGCAAGATACATTTTCGTTCAGCTGTTCTGGATATTACTTTCCGGAATGTGCACGCTACGAATGCGGTTGAGCTTGATCTATATGAATGGGAATGTCGTAAAGACTGCCCTTTCAATCGTTTAATCGATCTTATTCTAAATGCGCAAGGGGATCCTCTGGCACTGACGTTGACCGGAGTCAATGGACTTACACAAGACGATGTCGGTGTTACGCCTTTTCAAATCCCTGCTGCCCTTAAATATATTTCTATCATTAAGAAGACGAAAGTGTTTATTCCGTCGAGCGGAACTGCAACCTATCAGATTCGCAAAGCGAAGAATAGGTGGTGGAGCACTACGGAGATAGACGATAAACCGAGTCATTTTGCTAAGCGAGGATGGACTGTCGGGATCTGGCTTGTACAGAAAGGAGTACCTGGATTGACTGGTGGCGTTTCTGTAAGAGCGTTAGCATCGGATGTTGTTGCATCTATCACTCGGACATATTGTTTAAAGACCATCGATAACCAGGAAGTAGATACTAGCGGATATGTACCCAGTTAGCACTGGTTAGGGTTAGGGGAAAGGATTATAATGAATAAATTTATTCGGAAAACAAGCTGCTCCAGATATCTATTTCTATACAATTTTCTCGAAACCATTCATTCCAGAATGGTGTGGTACGTGGATGTTCATCTGGATTGCATATATAAATGAGAGGCTTCCCCCAGCGTACTGTTCGCTTTCTATGGTATTTATCTGTAGCGGTGAATTCCAGCTGCGCCCCCCACCACTGCTTTTTGTTCGGAACAAATTGGAAAGGAATGTCGTCCATGATCAGGAAATTGGCGTCTTCGTTTAATGTCGAGAGGTCTGACATTCCCCCCCAATAAGTGTGAGATCCCAAGCTTCTGGCCCACGTTGTCTTGCCGGTTCGAGTCGGCCCTGCGAGCAACAGGGTCTTAGGACGAGTCTGTTGCCTGATGGGTCAACAAATACGTGGGCCTCATTTCGTATCCAAGGAAGAAGCCCTACCGGGTTGGTGAACTCGTTTGCCATATAAGCGATTAGGCTTTCCGGAAGGTTGAAGGTGATGTTCGGATCATGTCGATAAGGTTCGATGTGGCGTGCTTTTTTGCGGGCGTATTCCACGATTTTGTCGTTTTGGAGAACGAAATCGCGTGGACTTGCTTCGAGAGCTGCATCGAGAACTTCCTGTTCTGTGGTAGCGTTTGCTACCATTAACCACTTGTCGTTCTTTTTGTTTACCGAAAGTTCCCCGGAGGTGAATACGTCCTCGTCTGTTGGTTGGTCTGGAATCGCCTTACTGATATACTCGTGAACATCGGATATCGAGCGAACTGCCTGTATATTAGGGTGATGTCCTCTGAAGTCGAAGAATCTCTGGTCGCGGATGTTGAGCTTGTCAACCCATTGTAGTAGGACATGGAGATGGTAGTTTCCGTCCCGATGCTTTTCGCGGACGACCTTGATGAAGCGCGTTGGTTTAAGAGCGGACAGGTGTTCTCCGAGTGCGTTTGCTGTGTGGGTGCACTGCGGATAAGTGAGGAACACATTCTTTGCGTTGAGGCGGAAAGGCATGTTTGTCGCTGGTGGGATTTAGTGGCGCCGTGGTTAATATTACCACGGCTGCCGGCGCCTGGCGCCACGGGTATATATACCCGTCACCTGCAAATTCGTGACGTCACTGTTTTGTCACGATACGCGCCACTCACCCGAAATGGTTATTACGCGCAGCGGAAGACGGACGTCATTTTCCCGAAATGGACTCTCCCGTGTTGGAAGCGGATTTACCGGAATGTTC